GTTCGCTTCGTTCTCCCCGAACGTTCCACTCTCCAGCAACGTAAGGACCTTCGGGTCCTGCTGGTGAATGCGTTCGCGAACGCAGTGACAGCTGATTTGGTGGATAACCTCCGGGTTCCTTACTAATCGGCTGGGGGACTTACACATGTATTTGCGTAAGGCTGCCGGTGTATGCCGTCAGCTCCCCAACAAACCTCCGTCTCCCCGGAAGGGGCACCGGACGTCGCGTGGTAGAGGTGTGTCTCAGGACACATTTCGCGCGGATGTCTTCGCGCTCCGTGTGTGGAGAGCCCTACAGGACCCTGTGTCGCACGGCCTCTGGTCTTCGGCGCGAGCTGAAGATTGGGAGTCCGTTGTGCGGCACAAGGCCCCTCGGCCTTCTGCACACTCGTCCCCGCTAGATTTCTACTTGTCTCACCAGGCTGTCAAGCTGGTAAGCAAGTTCCCCGGCTTTAACACCGGGATCGACCGCCGCAAGGTGGCCGAAAAGAAGTTTATAGCGGCTGAGATCGACTGTCGAAATACCAACGAACGGATTCGAGAATGTCAAGCGAGGGGAGACTACTCCCACTGTACGGCCACGTTCGCGGCTATGCAGCGAAAGATCGCCGACATCCTTGGTCCTGCTCCGCGGTTGGAAGACTTAGATTTCAGGTTCGGACCTGGAGCCAATTTCGGGGTGCGCGGTCTCACGACAGCGTATCACAAATTGACATCGGCTCTGGAGTGCACGCGCTCCATGATCGACTACCTACCGGAGTTCCTCGCGGAGTTCCCGGCCTGGATGTCAATATACGACATCGACGTTCCCCATCAAGTGGACGTGAAGGTTATTCAGGGTAGTGATCTCTCCTTTGTCCCTAAGGACGCTACGACCGACCGGTCGATCTGTGTCGAGCCGCTTCTAAACGGCTTGATGCAGAAAGGCATCGGAACGTATATACGCAACCGATTGGCTCGCTTCGGAGTTAACCTGCGCGATCAAACGATCAACCAGCAGCTCTGCCAGTGGGCCGAACTAAGGAAGCTATCAACGGTGGACTTCTCATCCGCCAGTGATACAATTGCGTATGCTCTCGTCTGGGATCTACTG